TCAAGTGCCCTCACCGACCTTCTGCGCCGCCAGGATTTTGTCTTTGAAGCTGAGCTCCCATATTTCGCCGTTTTTAAAATCCGGCGCCGAGCCGATATATCCGGTGCCCGCAGGCAGAGTAACCGTGATATCGCCGCTTGCCGCGAAGCTCAGGCGCATCCAGCACTCGAAGTCGCCTGCCGGATAGGTCAAGGTCAATGTAGTGACATCGGTAAGACGGTACTCGGTGTTATCGGCGAGGGTTATGTTTGAGCCTGTGGTGACTTTTGTCGAGACCGCCTGCGGAGTGTAACCAAGCGCGTTGATAACGCCATTTTTTGTAACGGAGATATCAGAGCCGTTATATTGGAGTTTCCCGTTTAAATCGGAAAGCTTGTCAAGCGTGTTTGCCATGCCAAAAAACTGCTGGCTGCCCTCGCTCGCAGTTCCGGTACTTTGATAAAGTTTAAGCACGCCCGATGATAGATCCGCTTTATACCCCTCACTTTCTGCCGTAAATGAGCCGTCTTTTACCTTTATGCCCTGCGCATTTATGGTCGTTGTTGCGTTGCTCAGTTCGGACGGTGAGCCGAGATTATCAAAACGGATATTTATCTCGTTACTCAGCTGCTCGATAGTCGACGAAGTGACATAATCTCCTTCGATTTTTTTCACCTTTGACTGGATGCTGCTCGCTGTCTGCTTCAGCGTACTCATCTCGCCGGACAGCCCGTTCATGTCTTGGACGAGCGTTTGAATACTCAGGTTCTGGTGGTCAACCTGCAGCTGCACCTTTTTGAGCGTCTGCATAACGCTGCCTGCCATCTTGTAATCAGTTTTCTTGACTATCTGAGCCTCTGCGGACACTTTTGACTTGATGCGAGCAGTAGTTTCTATCTGCAGCACCGTAGCCGTGAAATATGTCCCGTCCTTATCCTGGACGCTTATGCTGTCATTTAGGTCGAGAATATAATCATCAATGCAGTCGGTTATCTGAAACGGCACGATTGACATGCCGAAGATCTGCGCAGCGATGGTTTTTATGCTACTCTCCCGCGTTTTGTCGATGAAAGGATTATCGTCTATGCGCCACTGGCAAAGATTCTCCGGTGCGGTTGACGGGTATGTGATATCGTCGTCATATCCGTCATGCCCGAAGACCAATGAGTTTATAACGCCGAACTTAGGCTCCTTTGAAACCGCCTTATACCGCGCCTTGCCTATCTGAATACCCGTACTGACCGGCTTGCTTATGCGCAGTCCCCCGATACGGCTTATCTGCGCTATGCAGCCGCCGAGTTCGGCGGCGCGGGAGATCAACTCTCGGTCCGTAACTGAGGCGTCCATATTCGGCGCTTCTGTCAGCTTGAAAGTCGACATCGGGAAAGTCGTTGTCTCGAGCGTAATGCCGTGACGCGTGCATATCTCCCGCACGAAAGCGCCCAATGTTGTCGGATAAGTCAGGCTGCCGCCATACGCGCAGTCAAAAAGCACTGCACGGTCAGTACCTTTGAAAGATATCGACCGTGCAGTTTTGTTGTTTGTAATGTCCTCGTCCTTGGCAGTAAAAAGCCCCAACGGAATCCATGTCACCGAACCGTTTATCTCGAGTCCACGATATACAGATACCTCTTTTCCGTTCAGGTCTATGGACCCGTCGAGATTGTATATCTCAAACTCACAGCTTTTCGCCGGAAACCCGCCTATCATTTTGCTGTTGGAATGCGATATCTTCGGGTATGTTTTCAAATACTGCTGTCCGGTATAAGTCGCATTTCCTACTACTATTTTTGACTTCGGCACACGGACCCTGGAGGATGCTATGTAGTTTTTATAGCTTGTACTCGCTGCGTACATATTTTGTCCTCCTTAACTGTTCGGAACGGTCTGAACGAAACGTAGCTCAAACGCCTCAATGACGTATTCGCCGTTAATCAGCGCGTGTGCCGTCACTGCATCAGAAACCGGGTACATCGTCTTAGTCAAAAACGCACCGGCACGAAGATCATAAAATTTTACAGTACATTCGGTCATCGCCCTGACTTGCAGAATTTTCCTGATCTCCGCCTCGGTCTTATCCTTTTCAAATGTCAGAATGAGCTTGTCGCGCTCCGGCAGAACTTCGCGGATCATCAAATTTTCATCGGTCGCGCCCGACCCTTCCGAGTCAGTCTGCGGATATTCCCAGCCCATCCCGTCGGCGGTGAGTGTTATGCTGCCGTTTATAAGCACTTCATATTTTTCCACACTTTACACCTCCAGAAGAATCCTGCCCTCGGCTATCTGGGCTTCGTTGATAGTTTTGATTATCGTGCGTCCGTCGGGATAGCGGATAAGCAGTTCGAGCTGCAGCTTAACCTTTTGGGCAAAACCGCCCGCCTTGGCGAGCGCAAGCTCGACCTGCTCGCGAATCTTTGACTCGGGCGACACTATTTCGCCCTCACGGGTGTTATCGCCGACGATAGCAAGCTGCGGATTGTTGGCTGCCACCCAACCGCCCTGCGCGAGGCGAGGCAGCTTTATAGTGGGAATCTGGCTTATGTTAAAGCCTAAAGACTTACCGCCTATGCCGGGAACCCAGTCAGGCACATTCCATTTTATCGAGTTAAATCCCCTGATAAGCTTGTTTATGCCGCTGCCTATACGGTTCACGAGATTCTCAAACGTGGCTATTATCATGTTGAGCGGTGTCTTTATAACCGCCGACATAGTATCAATAGTACCTTTAAAAATGTTCTTGATACCGTCCCACGCTTTTGACCAGTTTCCGGTGAAAACACCGGTTAAGAACTGTACAATACCTCTCAGTTAAGGTCAACTGTTCCCCTGTTTACGATACAGGCAAACGATTTTTGGATATAAAAACAGCGCCTTGCAGTCAAATGCAAGACGCTGTAATTATTAAATTAAACTATTACAGATTAAAGCCTGAACTTATCAACTTACAAATAAAATCGTCGGTTCCATTGTACTCTTGAACTCCGAGAACATCGAGTGCTGCCGTCGCAAAACTTTCAAGAGGCATCCCCATAAAAGAAACACCCGAATCAAGCATTTTTGTTTTAAGAAGTTCAATAAATTCTGGCGATGTACATCTGGATTTTGCGCCAAAAATAACGGCATTTAGATTAAGGATCGGGATATCTGACTTAGCACCTAATAACACCGCATTCATGTCATTCGCAGACATTCTCGATATAAGAGAACTAACACTGTTGTTTGTATTTACTGATTTCATTATCACGGAGCACCTCCAATCTTTTTGCAATATCGTTTCTTCCGATACTTTTTGCCAGATCTATTTCCACCTGATAAGCATCGATCTCACGCTTAATACATTTTTCCGGGTTCTGAAAAACTCTCATCCCGAGCCATCCGTCTTTCATATCGTCTTCTGCGTGCCTAAGTTCATGAAGCCACGCACCGTAGCTCGCATTTTCAGAAATATAGACAGTTCCAGGTTGACCTTTTGATAGACCCGGTGAATACGAAAGTTTTTCAGCCTTCGTTCTGATTAACGAGACTCCTATCTCCTCAAGATGAGTTTTAATCGCCTTTATTTCCTTTGGATTTGAATCTTCTGCGCTTCCGAGTGCTTCTCGCAATGGGTCATCCGTAGTTCTAAACTGGCTTATATTTATTATATCACTTTTTTTGAATTTTTCAACACCATAGGGTGATATTTTTCGCTCCCACTCTTTGAGCTTCGCCTGATATCTCGCCACATTCTCGGGATCGACGCTGCCGACTGTCAGGCGCTTATACCGCTGCACCATGTTTTCTATGTGCGCACGGTTGTATCGTCCGTAATCGGAAACATCGTTTTCCTCGTTGTTGTAGTGATTGATTTCTTCAAGTTCCGGATAATAGGTTCCGAGTCCGTGCCGGCAACGAGGATGGAACAAGCCGAGCTTCATCGCCTCGGACAGCAGCATATAGTCGCCGTCGTCCGGCTTGCCGCCGGAATACACATCATCAATGAGCACCTTGCGCTCAAACGGTCTGCAGAGTTTGCAGGCAGAAGCGTGGTGCGAAATAATTACGAGCGTCTCGCCTATGCTTTTGCGGAATTCACCCTCGCCCACCATATACGCCCGCTGATTCGCCGTGCGAACGGCCATTGATGTGTAATCCGCTATATTGACCCTGCGGCCATCGCGGTACTCGATGCAGTTGATTCCGCGTTCCAGAAAGTCTTTCACGGCCATATCGTATGCCTGTGTTTCGGTCATCACGCCGTTTGAGGCATACATTCCTGCTCGAAAGATGGTCTGCCGATAGGTGTCGTTCATCATACGCAGCACGGCAGTATTTGCCGCACCGAGATCGTTTTGCAGGGCGTTAATCATCCCGCTTATCTTTCGGTCGTTGACCTTGAAGAAGCTTTTGCGCATGGTCTTTGCGGATTTATAGCCCTTGCCGAGGGCTTTTTTATAGCGCTTCAGCTCATGCTTCGAGCCTTGCCGCAGCTCCGCTTTCATATGCTCCGATACTCTGTCCGACAGACCGCGAGTTCGACTGCTGATAATCTGCCGGTTCTCGCGTTGGTAGCGTTTCAGCTCCTTGAGCTTTTCCGCCTGCCACTGAGGGTATCTGAGCCCGGCGTCTGTCTCCTCGGCAAGATGACGGGCGAGGTTACGCTGCATCGATTCGATGAGATAAAGCTCCATATCGCGATAGATCTGCGCTATCTCTCTGTCAAAATCAACGCCGCTCATCTGTTGTTACCTCAATCAAAATCGTTCAACGCGGGTTCGTTCATTTCGAGGATACCGCGCTCCTCTTTTATGCGCTTGACCTCTTCCGCCTTGATAGCCGTTATCACGGAACTTTTCGTTGAAGATTTCACACACCGATTCAATCTTTTTGAGCTTTGCCATACAAAAAAGCAACAGAGCAACATATCAGCTGATTACGAACTCATAAGAAAAAATGATAAATCACTTAATGTGTCATATGAAAAGAAGTCTAAACTTGTGAGCATATTGACCCGCAAATGGTATGATGTTTGTCTAAAAGATTTTGTTGCGCTCGATTTTGAAACGACCGGACTTGATAAAGTTTATGACAATATTATCGAAGTTGCTGCCATACGTTATGAAAACGGTTCTGAAAAAGAGAAGTTTGTGACATTAATTAAGCCACGCTTCAGAATTCCGGAAGAAGCTTCCGCAATAAATCATATTACCAACAGCATGGTCAGATCGTCGCCCACAACGGAACAGGTCATTCCGCAACTGATTGATTTTTTGGGTGATAGCTTAGTGGTCGGTCACAATGTGAATTTCGACATAGGTTTTCTTGAAATTGCTGCCCAACGCTGCGGAAGGCGTGTTCAATACAATTACGTAGATACCATGTCAATTTCAAAAAAAATGTTTTCCGGGCTCGATAATTACAAACTGGAAACAATAGCTAAAGCATTAGGCATTGATACTACATTCCACCGAGCCGAAAGCGACGCCAAAATTTGTGCAGAAATTGTCATGATAGCCACAAACACACTATCTGCTGATTTTGACAGCATTTCAAAAGAGCTTAAGGCTGTTAAGATCTCAACTCCCGTAAGAAGTGCAACAAATAAAAAGATTTCCGCAACACAAGCACTCGCCCGTGACGGAGAAATGAGAAAAGCGCTTGGAGAACACCTCGTTATTGTCTCACATCACAGCAGTGCATGTTATACTCATACTGATCTACACCGGTTTCCGCATTTCCGAACTGCTCGCCTTAACTCCGGATGACTACATCATCGACGAGCAAATACTTATTGGCGGTCTGAAGACCGAAGCCGGAGAAAACCGCCATGTCCCCGTATTGCCGATCATAAAGCCTTATATTGAGAGAAGATTAAATGTTGGAGGACAAAAGCTCATATGTAAGGATGACGGCACCGGTTATAGTTCGTGCTATATGCGCAAAAAGTATTATGATGCGCTTGACGCCATCGGAGTACGACGGCTATCGCCGCACAGTTGCCGCAAGACTTGCGCCACGATGATGGTCGAAAACGGCGTAACACCCGAAGCCACACAGATGATTTTAGGCCATGAGGAATACAGCACAACGCTGAAATATTATGCCCTTGTATCGGACGAAACGCTGCAAAAAGAGATGTCGAAAATATCTTAAAAATCAGTAGTAACCCCGTAGTAACGCCTGCTTCAAGCCTACTTTTTTATGCCGTTTGTATCAAGCGCAACCACAATATATAGTGGTTTTTGCCCCAAAAATTCAAATATACACCATATTGGCTTGCTTCGGGACCAAGAGGCCATGGGTTCGAATCCCGTCACTCCGACCATTAAAAAGGACTTGCAAAAGCAAGTCCTTTTTTCAATTTATTTATGTATTTTTACCGATATATTTCTCTGTGTATTCGGTTTGTTCAAATGAAACTTTTCCGTTTTCTATCTTAAAAATCAAAGTTATTTGGGGCATAGTTGCCATATCATTTTTTAATCCTTGAGGCTCAATCTCACTTGATTGCAAAAAGCAGCCGAAATTATCGAGGCACTCAAACCGCTGCTCTTTCAACTTGGCATAAGATATTCCATTTTCGCGGCAATATTTCTCAGCCAATGCTAACACCTGTGATTTCTGCATTCTCAATGTCAACTTTGGCGCCTGTGATTTATGCTTTTCCAT